GAATGAACTTGCCCTTGACCTCCTTGACGCCCGTGACATCAGGCATAGCACCCCAGTCGTAGCTGCCCCACTGTGCGCCTGTGTTCCAGCCCCAGTCGTCTGCATCCACCGCGCTTGGGTCGCGCTCGGTAGGCAGGTTGTCCCAGTTGATCTGAACAACTGCATCGGCCAGCATCTGTAGATACACCACGTCAATAGATTCCTTATCGCCATGCGCACCGTCATAGCCAATACTGATGTTGGTGCACTCTGAAATCAGACCAGTGAACTCTGCGGTATCGGTATAAACACCTGTGTTGTCTGGTGCGAGGAACAGCGCGTCATCTGATGCAGTATTGAGTGCCAACGAAAGTGCCAGGGCAAACGCATCAGAGCAGCAGCGCCCACCGAACTGGTGCGTGATCACGCTGTCGATACCCTTGCGGTCGAACGCAATGGCGCGGTCGAACTGCAGCAGCGTGGCGTCATCGAAGTCGGCCAGGAACTTCGCACCAATACCGCCGCACTCCTCGCCTTGGCTGAAGATGTAGTAGCCAGGGATACCGGAATGCATCAGGTGCATCAGCATCGCCACGCCTGCGCCGTCATCTGCACCCAAGCACTGATCCTTCATGCCTGCGCTCCACTTGGTGTCGGTCTTGTCTATCTTGTTGTCGCCACCGGTGCGGTGCACGGTGTCTACGTGGGCGATGAACAGGGTGCGGTGGTTGACGTCGGTGCGGGCATCGACGTGCATATTGCCTGCGGCATCAATGCGGCACTCCAAATCCTCGGGCAGGTTTGCCATCAGCCACAGCAGCAACTCCGCAACCTGAGCGGAGCCGTGCGGGCGGCGCAGAGACAGCGCAGCATCGAGGGTCTTGAAAAGCATGGTGTTGGTCTGTGTCATGTTGTTTCTCCTGTGTTGGTCATTCATCAATGCTGGTTTCTTCAAGCGGCTCGGCCTTGGACTGTGCTTGCGCAATCAGGTCGGCGTCATCGACATCGTGATACCACTCGCCTTCGATGTATATGCACTCATCGCGTAGGTCGTGCTCGTTGTTGTACTTGCACACGATGCGGCTGTCGCCATCGGGATACCACTCGCCATTGCGCTCGACATAGATGCAGTCGTCGCGTTCTTGGTAGTCACCATCGACATCACACACGATGCCGTGGTCGTGCAGGAAGCTCTCGTGGTAGTAGTTGCCGTTGACCTCGATTGCGTGGTCGGTATGGAAGTAGTACTCGTGGCCGTTGCGCCCGTAGCCATACACGAAGCTGTTGTCCGCGCAGTGCTGACAGATGCGAGTGTCCTCGTGATACCCAGCCCAGGTGCCCTCGTCCTCGTGCATCGAAGCGCCGCAGTGCTCGCATTCCACCGAGCTTGCCTCGTCTGGCTCACCGCTGGTGGTGTTGCAAGTGAACTCGGCCTCGCTGTCCTCGACGATGTGGAGGAACCTGCCGCCGTCAAGCGCCATGCCTACGCGCACACCCTGCTCTTCACCATCGAGGTAGGGCGCGAGGAACGACTCGTGGTAGCCGTTGCGGCGTTCGATGTAAACGAAGCGTGAGCCGTTCCATCCGCTGTCCTTCTCGTAGCCCTGCGCCTTGAGCCACGCTTCGAGTTGCTCGTCGGCGTGGCTGTAGCCACCATTGCGGTCGCGCTTGTACGACCTGACGAACCGCTTGCCCTTGGCATCCTCGCAGCACAGGCAGCGACCGCAGATCACGCCGTCAGCCTCACGGCGCAGCGCCAAGTGCCAGCCGTACTTGGGATCGTAGACGCTGTACGGGTGGTTCTCAACAGTCTCATGCTCCCACGACATGCACGACTTGGGGCCGTGCTGCACGCCGTGCACGATGTCCTCGACTGTGCGAGCGAAGTACATGTCGGACTTCAGCGGTGAGTGCAGCGCCACGAGATCACGGACGTAGTGATCAGGCAGCGTCGGGAAGTGGCGCATGAGGTAGCGCCCCATCGTGGTGAGCACCACCCGGTCGGCCTCGCCTGCCCGCTCGTCACGGGTGTAGGCAATCTTGAACGGGTCGGACTCAGCCTTGTGCGGCCACTCCAGCAGGAGCAAGTGCCAGTCAGCAGGGCGGCACAGGCGAAGCGCAGCATCCACGATGGGGTGCAGCGGGAAGTTGTAGCGTTGACGCTTGAACCAAAGGCGGTGTGAGGCCACCACCCACGATGCGTCAGCGAACACGCTGAGCATCAGATGCTCGTTGTATTCATCATCGAGCTTTGTCAAGTTGTAAGACATGATTGAAACCTCCAAATGGAAGGGAAAGAAAAGGGAGCCGAAGCTCCCCACGAATCGGGGAAGAAACCTTCCCCAAACTTTTAGGCGGCGGCGAGTGCCAACTCCACCGCCCGGTTCTTCAGCGCATCACCCGGCCCCCAGAGGGCGGATGCCTTGCGGTTCTCCTCGTTGTGTGCACGGATATGGTGGTCTGTGTACTCGGTGACTGCGTTGAGCCAGCCCCATGCAGTCTCTTGCGCTGTCTCAAGCATGGCGCCCTTGGCTGCGCCGTTGAACAACTCCATGACCCGGATGAAGCCACGCGACTCCTTGACTGCATCGGCATCCCTCGTGCCAGTGCGGAACAGGTGCACCGTCATGTCCTCGGCCAGGGTGCGGGACACCTTGATGCCCGACAACAGGCGTGCTGTTTCGAGGAACGCTTTGAACTCCTCGTTGGCGTTCTCCATCACGCCACGCACATCGTCAGGCTTGAACTCCGAGCGATGGGTCACCCGCACTGCAGCGACTGAACCACTGCGTGCCATGCGCAGCGTGTTGTCGCACACCGCACGAACGGCAGTCCACCTAGCCTCGGTGGCCAGCGATCCATCTGCACTGGTGGAGAGCAGGGCGTAGGGCGATACCTTGTCCGAGTACCCATCGACGCACACGCCATCGGCGATCTTGGCGGTGGCGAAGTACCGCTTGCCACCAAACAAAACACCCGCTGACTCGATGGTCATCCCACCTGCCTGCGCCCAGTCACGGAAGAACTCCAGCACCTCACGGGGCTGCACCACCTTGTAGCTGTCCGACACCACGCCCAGGGCATCCTTGGTGTCGCTGCGGAACAGCACCACCTTGTCCTTGACGACACGCATTTCCTCTGCGTTCTGTCCACGCTCGGTGGCGTAGCGGACATAGCCACGCTGCACCTCGTAGTCCATGCCTGCGGCGGTCTGCCACTCCTCGACGCTCTGCCCTGCGGGCATCAACTGCCCCAGGCCATGCCACTCACGCTGGGTGGAGGCGTACTGAGCAACGCCGTTCTTGATCATGATTTGATGAGCCATTTGGTTTCTCCTAGTTGAGATGCCGCTGAACCGCAGCGGCCACGGGTTGTCCAGAAGTGGACAGTGTATACCCTTCCCGTACTTGTGGGAAGTATCGGGCTGAAAAAAATGGGGAAGAAATCTTCCCGGTCACTGAACGGTGTGGCGCACATACCCATACCGGTTCAGCACGCGCTTGGCTGCGTCGTATGCGTCCTGTCGTGTGGGTCTGATGACCACCATCGGAGCACCGGGCGCGATGCGTGAACCTCGGTAGTGCAGGTGTGCACGCCAGTGCCCATCCGCTTCGTGACTCAGGCCAATCGTGGCCAGCGCCAGGGTGATGCCGCTTCTACTCATGCCATCACCTCCATCGTCTTGACCCACACCTCAGCCATTGCCTCGGCCTCCTCACGGGTATCGTAGCGGGTGGTGTTGAGTTCCACCCCGTTGAGACTGACCATGACATAGTAGCCCCAGGTTGTCTCGCTTGCGTTGAAGCACACAGCGGCGGCAAGCCTGCCGTCATCTGTGGTGTAGATGTCTTCGTCTTTCTTCATGCTGTTACTCCTTGCTTGGGGTTGTAGGTCACCACGCCGCAAAGGTTCTGCGCGATCACATAGGTGTCGTGACCATGCGTGATGGCGTACTCGCCCTGTGCTTCGGCTTCCTCGAATGAGAAGAAGGTCTTGATGAAGTCGATCTTCTGAAACTCGGCGTGGTGCACGCCGCCCTCCTCGTAGGTGGCGGCGTCTCCGACGATCAATGTGTATCTCATGCTGTCTCCCTTCTCGCTTGGTTGTACGCCCGTAGGAACAGGTCGTGGAATGCATCCATCAGGATGCGCTTGTTGCCCGAGTCGGCCACGCGCCACAGCGCGGCCAGTCGTTGGTTGAACCCACCGCCGTAGCGGTCGAAGTGGGCGCAGGCTATGTGCACCATCTCTTCATCTAGTTGCTGTCTCATGGCGTCTCTCCTCTCAGGTTGTAGATCAGGTTGTTCAGTCGGTGAAGTGCAGACTCGTTGAGGTTGTTGCACTTCTCCCACTTGGTGCTGTCCTGCATGAACTCTGCGCTTTGGCGCACTAGCGCCTCGATGATGTGCAGTTGGTACAGCAGTTCTTCTTTCTCGGGTGTTGTCATGCTGTTGCTCCTTCCTTCTGTTGAACTACCCGGCCATGCTTGTCGAACTCGACCTGGGCCAGGACGAAACTGCCCTCCACCTGTGGTTGGTAGAAGTTGATCTCGTAGCTGCTGGTCTTGGGGCATGGCACATACCACACCCAGTAGGTTGCCTTCTGCTTGTCCATGTACTTCATGGCCTCGTGTAGGTCTTCGCTTGCGTACCACCGGAACACGGAGGTGAGCAGGAAGTGGAAGGTGGGTTGCTTGTGCTTGATCATGGGTCAGTCCTCCTTCAGGTTGATGTCTACAAACATACCGTCCTCGCCCCAGGGATCGACGGGTACTTCGGCGTTGATGGTGTAGTGCACGCCATCGAGCCACACGTGCACCTCAGCATCGGGGTTGACGCCCTGCGCTTGCAGGGCTGCGATCAGGTCTTTGACTTTCATGGGCGATCTCTTCTGCCTCAGCGAGGCTATCTGTGCCTCGAATATCTCGATGAGTTCGCTTGCGCTCTTGCCTGCGTAGTCGGGTTTGTTCAGGTTCATGGGCATGGTGTAGTCCTCCTGGGGAAGGTTTCTTCCCCGTTATTGCTGCCAAAAAAGAAACCACGGGTCGCGGGCAGCACTTCGCTTGCCGTGGATGGGTGTGCACTGGGTGTACATGTATTTGAGACGGGTTAATTCCTCCGGTGTTATGTAGGTCAGGGGATTGGCTTCCTCCATCGTTGGTTTTATTGGCGTGCCTTTGAGTTTTGATTTGGGCGTGGCGGTATCTCGGATTCTTTTGAGCAGGTCGGCGTAGTATTTGTAGAAGGCTACATACGGTTGGTATTCGGCCTTGTTTTTATCCACCATCGACCTGTGACGCAGGTAGGTGTTGCTTGCCCATGCGAACTCGTCACGCACCGCATTGAGCAGGGCAGCGTTCCAGTTCTCTCGCCGGGTTCTTGCGTGGGCTGCGTAGGCTCGGTCAGGCAAGACGCTGTTCTTGAAGTGCTCGCGTTCTCGCCTGTCGATGGCGTCGAGGTAGGCAGGCGACACCCTGGTGTGGGAGGTTGAGCGGGCGTTGATGCGTTCGCGTTTGGTCATCTCCTTGTAGGGTTTGGGTGGACAGCACGCATTGCAGGAGTCTTCGAGGCGCAACTTGAGCCTTGACCAGCGCCGGAACAGGCGCAGGGGTAGGTCGCGTGAGCACAGCGTGCAGCGGCGTGTGGCAAGGGGTTTGGTGGTGTTGGATGGCATGGTAGTGTCAGCTTGGTGTAAGGGTTCGGGTAGCTACCCACCTACTCACAAGGTACGGGCGAGACATTGGGTAGTGTAAGTCATTGATGCGGCTCACGAAGTTGGGCAGCTACCCAACTACCCAGAATTTGGGGCAAGCACAGATGGCAAAGTTTTTTAAGAAAGAAAAAGCTGGCGTGCTTGGGTGAACAACAACAAATCTTTTTGGTGTACCTCTATATATATGGGTAGTTGGGTAGTAGTAGTAGTAGTTCATACAAATCAACAGCTTACGCTACCCAATGTTGCGCCCGTAGGTAGTGAGGAGGTGGGTAGCTACCCAAAACCGAGGGTAAACCCTGACAAAAGTTGGACACGGGGAAGAAACCTTCCCCGATCCGGTCAGCGACGGCCTTTCAGGGGCAGAGATGACAGGCGCACCTCTTGCCAAGTCTCGTAACGCTCGGCGTTGTCGAGGATGCGTTGCTTGCGGTGGTGCTCCTCGCTCCTACGGACGCAGTCCGCGCGTAGCTCGGCTAGGCGGGCTTTGATGTGGGGCGGGCAGTTGGAGCCGAGACGCAGGTTGAGTTGCTTGGACATGGGAAACCTCCAGAGTAAAAGAGTTCGCGTGGCGAACGGAAATAACCGCAACCCCCTCGCGCTGAGGGAGTGCGGCGGGAAACGGGGAAGATTTCTTCCCCAGGATCAGGCGAGAGCCTTGACGACAGCCTTCAGACGCTTCACATCGCCATCGAACGCAGCCAGGAACCGAGCGAACGCCGCCTTCTCTGCGGCAGTCGTGCGGGTGGGCTTAGCAGGCTCAGCATCGCCGCTGGAGTTGCGGCGGATGTGGTAGTTGAACTTCATCTCAGCAGCGCGGTAGGCGTTCTGATGGGCGGTGCTGCGGTCTGTGCGGGACTTGCCCACGATGGCCTTGGCTTGCGCCTCTGTGACCTCAAGGTTGCCGCGCAGGAAATGCACGATGAAGTCGGCACGCCACGCAGCTTGCGTCTCAGGTGTGGCCTTCACATACGCCTTGTGCCACACAAGTGAGTGGGCTTGCGTGATGCGAGCGTGTGCACCGAGTTGCCATGCGAATTGATTGAGTGTGTTCATGGTGGATACCTCCAAGTGATGAGACAAATGAAAACGGGGAAGAAACCTTCCCCGTGCTGTCGGCGGGATTTCTCCCAACCGATGAATCTATTGTAGCATACTGGGGTTTCCGGGATTCTCAAAAACCAGGTATCTCGACCCCACCCTACCCCCACCCCCCAATATGGGCAGCGAGGTGGCGTAGTTGTGTGAACACTAATCCCCAACCACACTCAGCATTTTCCAGAAACTCGCCACAAACCCCAAATACCAAACCCACCCCCATACCTTTTCAAATAGAATACCCCCCGGTATATTATAAAAATTTGGCAAGCACAGGCGAAAAAAAGCCCCGGTCTTTGCAGCCGGGGCAAGATCAGTCTAGCAACTGAGAGGAGAAACAAAACCAACACATACCAGAGAGACGCTTGCACGCCGCTCGGTACCCACTATACACTCCGCCCAATTACGGACGCAAGCCCCGCTTCGAAATGCTTGAACACCTGATTGACTACAAGCCACCACTGGCCACCCTTGACGAGGTGACGCCTTTGGATAAGGCGACTTCGGATGAAGTCTTAGCCGCCCAGGTATCTACCGCAGACTGGCTCAAGGAAATGGGCGCCACCAACGCCGAAGAATCCCAGCAGTCCGCAGCCGCCTCCCAGGCACGGCAGGCTTTTCAGGCCATGACCACCCAGTCGCCGGAGGAACAGCGCAAGGCGCTCATCCAATTAAAGACTCCACCCGCTGTGCGGCACCTAACAGGGATGTTGGTGGCGTATGACTGGGCGTTTGTGGAGCAGGCCAAGGAGCTTCGCGGCTACGCCGTGAGCCAAATCCTGGAAGAAACCAAGCACCCTGACGCAAAAATCCGGCTGAAGGCGCTCGACATGCTTGGGCGCGTGACGGAAGTGGCGCTATTCACGGAGCGGGTGGAGGTCAAGAAGACTGACCTGACGGATGCCGAGATCGAAGCCAAGATCAAGGACAAGATCAACCGCTTCATGCAGGTTACGGACGTAATCGACATCACGACCGCAGAAGAAACCGCCCCGGAAACCCCGGATGAACCTCCAGTCACTCAATAGCATCAGCCCACGTGAGCTTGCGGCCATCCAGGCCGCGCTTCCGACGCTCTCCTTGCAGGAGAAGATGGAGCTTTTTGAGGCGCTTGAGGAAAAAGAGCGCCGAGTGTCGCGTGATTTGGCCAAAACCAACCTCATCGGCTTCGCCAAGCACGTCTATCCAGGGTTCAAGGTGGGGCCACACCACAAAAAGCTGGCCAGAATCTTCGAAGACGTGCTCTCGGGCAAGAAAAAGCGGGTGATCATCAACATCGCCCCGCGTATGGGTAAGTCCGAGTTCAGTTCCTACTTGTTTCCGGCGTACTTCCTGGGTAAATTTCCCGAGAAGAAGATCATCATGGGCACGCACACCGCGTCCCTGTCAGAAGACTTTGGTCGGCGCATCAGAAACCTGATCGCCAGCGACGAATACGCTGAGTTGTATCCCGAAACCTGTGTTGCCGAAGACCAAAAAGCAGCCGGAAAGTGGTCAACCTCCCGAGGAGGCCAGTATTACGCTGCTGGTGTCGGTGGTGCTCTGGCTGGTCGCGGTGCTGATCTGTTCGTTATTGACGATCCTCACTCTGAGCAAGACGTAAAGATCAACTCCAGGCTCGCCTTCGACACGGCGTGGTCGTGGTTCCAGACCGGCCCGCTGCAACGCTTGATGCCGGGTGGTGCCATCATCGTCATCATGACGCGGTGGTCACTTCTTGACCTTACCGGGCGTCTCATCGACTACCAGACCAAGAACCCTGACGCCGACCAGTGGGAGATCGTAGAACTTCCGGCCATCCTGAACGAAGGCCAAGAGAATGAGAAGTCTCTGTGGCCAGAGCAGTGGCCACTGGACCAACTCAAGGGCAAAAAGGCCAACATGGACCCGCGTTTCTGGAACGCGCAGTACATGCAGCAGCCTACGGCAGACTCCTCTGCCATCGTGGGACGCCACCACTGGCGGCTGTGGCCAAAGGACGATCCACCCACGTGCGAGTACGTGATCCAGTCTTGGGACACGGCGTTCGAGACAAAAACCACCTCCGACTACAGTGCCTGCACGACGTGGGGTGTGTTCTATAACGAAGAGGAAGGGGATTCTCCCCAACTCATACTTCTTGATGCCTTCAAAGATCGGATGGCGTTTCCCGAGTTGAAACAAGTTGCGCTCAAGCACTACAAGGAGTGGGAGCCAGACGCGTTCATCGTGGAAAAGAAGGCGGCGGGTGCCCCGCTGATCTACGAACTCAGAAACATGGGCATTCCCGTGGCCGAGTACACACCATCGCGCGGCAACGACAAGGTGGTGCGGATGAACGCGGTGGCTGACCTGTTCTTTTCTGGGAAAGTCTGGGCGCCCGACACGCGCTGGGCACGGGAGGTCATCGAGGAGATGGCGTCGTTCCCAGTAGGCGAGCACGACGACTTCGTGGACACTACGACCCAAGCCCTGCTGCGCTTCCGTCAAGGGGGCTTTGTCAGCTTGGACTCTGATGAGGCCGAGCAGGGCTACTTCACGCCACGCAAGGCGGCGTACTACTAAGGATTCATGATGGCAACCAACATCGACAAGGCGCTTTACCCCGCCCCCACCGGCATCGAGGAACTGGCACAGGCAGAGCCCGAGATTGAAATCGAGATCGTTGACCCAGAAGAGGTCAACATCGGCATCGACGGAATGGAGATCAGCCTCACCCCGGAACCCAAGACCGCCGATGACTTCGACGCCAACTTGGCTGAGTATCTTGACTCTGGCTTTATTGAGGGCCTGGGCGGCGACCTGATGTCTGAGATCGACCAGGACAAAGCCTCCCGCAAGGAGTGGGAGAAGGCGTATGTGGACGGTCTGAAGCTGCTTGGGCTACAAATAGAGGAAAGAACAGAACCCTGGAACGGCGCCTGTGGTGTATTCCATCCAATGATCACGGAAGCCGTTGTGCGCTTCCAGTCAGAGATGATCA